TATTCCGTGCCGCCAAACGAACTCTGAACGAGTGGAAGCGTTTCATAAAAAAGGAGAATGACAATGGGAATTGATGACGGATTCGGAAACTTGATGGCGATTTTCATGGGCGGCGTGGTGATTGCACTGGCGTTCACGGCGGTGGATCGCCTGTTCAACATTTCTCAATGGAAGCCCAAGCCGCGCCGCAAGAAGTAAATATTGCGCTAACGCGCTACTTCAAACTCCTGTAGAGACATAAATAGTCCTACGGGAGTTTTCTATTTGTCCTGATCCCAACACAGGAGGTCTGGACAGATGACACACAAGCACAGCGCAGGATCGCCGTGTGAATGTGAAAAACTAAAGAATGCCGAGCGGGAAGAACTCCGCGAGGGTCTTAAAAAATGTGTTGAAGCCCGTGAAGCCGAACGGCGCGAGCGGGAAGCCGAAAACGCAAAGCGGGCAGACGAAGCCGAGGCTGAAGTCAAAAGCCTGAAGAAAAAACTTATTGCATTCCAACTGGCTACTGCTGTTGGTGGTGTAGTGATCGGGCAGGAAATGGTGGACAAGATCACCGCGAAGATCGACTCTGCCAAAGCAATGCAGGAGAAGATCACGGGCGAGGCTGCACCATCGGATCAGTCTGCCGCTCCTGCTGATAACACCACGAAGATTGGTTGGGGTGGCGGGTGGAAGCCGTACATTCCAAAGAACAAATCCATAACAAATCAAGATTCGGGCGGCAACGGAGACATCTCTGGTGTCTGGGCAGGCAGCAGAATTTCGATGACAGGGGAGCAGCCCTCTCCCATCGTTGAAGACTGGAGTCCGTACACCACAGACACGAACATCAGCAAGCCAGGCTTGCAGCAGATCACCTCTGCCGAAATACAAGAAGTTTCGAAAAATCTCATTGCGGCATTGAGCGAACCTCTTCCGCCGCTGTACACGATTTCGTTTAGTGCGCCTCTGCTGCCGTTTGATGACAGCAGCGGGTTTGCGTACTCATATGCAGGAGCGGTTGTTCCCTCTCCTGCTCCCATCACTCTTTTTGCCATGAGCGGACTCATTCACAATCGCAGACGGGCATAAGGAGACTAGATGCAAAAGCAAATACTGTCGGCTATCGGTGCAGCAACTGTCAGCGCATCCGCTATGGGCGGATTGGTTGATGGAAGTTTTGAGAACAACGATGTGTATTACGGATACGGATTTATACAGGGCGGAATCGACACTTCATGGCTCACCACTGCTCCCGACAATCTTATTGAGATTTGGGGAGAATACATGGAGATCAGCGCATACGATGGAACTCGTTGCGCGGAACTGAATGCAAACTACGCTTCCACTCTGTATCAGACGGTGGCTCCCATCAGTGCTGGTTCTTCGGTGAACTGGCACTTTGCCCACCACGGACGGTACGGCACAGACACGATGCGACTGACAATTACGGACTTGGGATCGGATGGAGATTGGGGTGGAGGAAATGACACCACCGTATACACTAGTGAATTTTCCGCAGACAACACTGCATGGGTATTGAACTACGGCAGTGTGACATCTTTGGGAAATTCCATGCGGTTTGCGTTTGAGGCTGTGAGCGCAGTGGGTGGCAACACGCAAGGCAATCTGATTGACTGGTGCGATTTCGGCGTGGGTGTTGTGCCAGCACCTGGCGCAATTTCTCTTTTGGCAATCGGTGGAATAATTGGTGGATTTACCCGCCGCCGTTGATATACTGTTCGTGAGATACATAACTGTAGGCGACTTCCGCCTGTGAATATGTGAAAGGAATATAGAAATGGAAGGTAAGCATGGCGCAGGAAAAGGTGACACTTATCGCAAGGTTGATCCAGTGGCTTGGGAACGCAATTGGAACTCTATTTTCGGGAAAGCCAAAACTGAACGAAAAGCCACCAAGCGGAAACCGCGCACTCGGACGGTTAAGCGACCGCGAAATCCATAAGCAGATGCTCCTACGCATCATGCGCGACTTGAGCGAGGAGTACTACGCTTCAGGATGGATGATTGGCTTGGAGCATTATCTGTGGAATCTTGCCTTGCGGCAGAACACGATTGAAGGACAGATGCTCCTGCGGTGTGCCGAGATCAGCGGCGGGTGGTGGATCTGGGACGACAAGGCAGGCGGTCATGTGTTTGTTCCGCTTGCAGCATGGCAGGCAGCGTATCGTGAAGATGAAATGCTTGAGCCAGCATAAATACAAACGGTATTGTTGATAGCGGATCGACACACATACAGCACGGGGGTTCGAATCCCCCCGACTCCATTCAAAAGATGCGCGAATGCGGAGTAACTGCATCACCCGCCTCTTCCCGCAGTCAAGTCCTCCAGTTGCAGTGGGGGCAAATATACGGGGTCGATACGGAATCGACTGGTGTGCAGTAGAGAAGCAGGAGATACCCGAGGGGTGCATCAGACCCTCGTTAAAAACACTGGCGCAACTACAAACGCCAACAGAATGGCGATGGCGGCTTGAAGCCGTGGGGACTGATCCTCCCGCATCTGAACGGATCAAGGGGAGCCGCAAGGCTCCCTTTTCTTTTGGTCTAAATAGGGTACTGGAGGAAAAGGTATGCAGGACGGACAAGATCAGTATTCAAAGGTGTATTCTTTTGCTTTGGGTGGAGACAATCAGGGTGTTAATGCTTGGTATCACTCAGCAACTGTGCAGAGTCGTTCTGAAGCAAAGGCTTTGCTTGTCACTAATACTGCTGTTTCGGGAGTATCTTTCAATGCATACTCCTACGGCGCACAACTTGCGGGATTGACCAATTACATCTTCTTCAGCGAAAACATCCGTGCAGGACTGACAACGGGATCATCATCACAGGGATGGGTAAATTACAGTAGACCCACACAACCAGCCACTGTGTACTCCACAATACGAATGCCTGATGGAACCACCAATGGTGTGATTAGTCGTGTATACAGAGCATTAGCAGGAGGAACTGCTAACAACGGAATCTATCAGCCGTTTCCTAACGCATTTCCGCAAGTGGTTCGTGGACGGGTATACACACTGTCTGTGTGGGCTGCGGTCGATCCTGTTGGAGCATATCCGTCCACAGGTAGTTTCCGTTTCAGTTACTACAATGGTAACACCAGTACATTTTCTCAAAACTTCCAATTAACAACTACTCCCACTCGGTTCTATTGGAGTTTCATAGCGAACACTGGATCTGCCAGTTCTAACGGTGAAAACATTGCTTTGGCAAATGGTAGTGATTCTACTGAAGACCAAAATCAAGTTTTTTGGGGAGCGCAATTGGTTGATGGAAACGCTATTGGAGACTATGTTCCCACATCAACGAATTACAATGGTCTAGCAAGTGCAACCACTACTGCATACGGTTTCAGATCCATGAATGGAATTTATGAAATTGTATCTACGCCTATTGCTGTGGGTGGTCAGAGAACCATCATGCTGAATACTGCGGCGTTCACCGTAGGTACAAACAATATAGATGGTGTGGCTCCCCCATCGGGTCTGTCGGTGTACGGACTTTACTAAATACTCTAGGAGAACTCAAAAATGGACATCTACCACAAGACTTCACTTATTACTTCTGGAGCATATGCTGCAACCCTGACCACAAAGGTAAAGGGTGTGCTGTTCGTGAACACCAACGGTTCTCCCTCCAATGTTGACCTGTTTCCGTGGGGAGCCACTGGCGCGACTTTTTCAATGCGGATGGTTGCAGGCGCAAGTTCTTCGGTCATTTTCCCAATTAAGACAAGTGGTGCGTCCTGCGCCACTGGTGTTTCAGTCTACGGACTATATTAATTCGTCTTACCTGTTGACACGCCGCACAGAGCCGCTATACTCTGTGCATGGCAAAGCGAGTCCTAGACCCAATCGACCTTGAAGCAGAACGGCAGGGTGCAGCCCTGCGGCGCGGACGGCAGCAGCAGTGCAAGCCGTTTGGTTTGAACAAGCGCACCCATAAGGAGCGCAAGGCGCGGCTTGATGGCGAGTTCCGTCAGCAGTGCCGCATCATTCGTGGAATCCGTATCATGTTGGAGCAGCAATAATGCCCCGTACTTGTGACACTTGCAACTGCGTGATCCCCCCTGCGCGTCTTGAGGCTCTGCCCAACACCACCACTTGCGTGAAGTGTTCGCGGGTCACCACATTCGTGGGCTTCATGGATTGGTCGCACAAGACCGCTCCTGAACTAGTTGTAGTGAACAGTGCAGACAGTGAGAATTTGCGCCGAGCGCAACGGATCAACGCCCGAGCGCGTTGATCCACGCGGGTTACGTATAGAGGCTATTACGCGGGTTTTCCAAACCCGTCACGGGAGTTCGATTCTCCCAACCCGCATTCAAAGGAGACACCCATGACCAATGTTGACCATCTAGACAATATCACAATGCAGATCACCACCAACCCGCACATTGAAGGCGAACCCACTCTGTGCATTCGCGGCTTGGACACGCCCGAGCAGGTGGATACATACTGTATTGAAGAGGTTGAGGAAATCATCAACCGCCTTTCGCTCTTGCTTTCCGAAATGGAACAGAAGCGCAAGATGATTGAGTACGGGAAACAGCCGTCCCTATGGGACTCTATTGACTGAACACATCACACCTTGGTAACTCAGTTGGTAGAGTAGCGGACTTCATAGGAGCATTGCATTAGGAATGGTGTAATGAATCCCGTCAAATTCGGTGAACGGCTAAACGCCCAACGCCGAGCCAAGCGCAGAAATGCGAAGGTGTAGAGACTTGACGGCGGGCATCCAGAACGGATGAAGGCAAAGTCCAGACCACGAACCGCAAGGGCGGCGTAAGCCGAAGTGGTAAGTTAATCCGCAAGTCGTGGGTTCGAACCCCACCCAAGGTATTTGTTAGTATACATAGATTAGAAGGAGTTGCTAATCTATGAGTAAACCAATATGCAAATATTGCGGCAAGGAGTGCAAACTCGCCCCCTCGCAAAAAAAGAGAAGCAGTGCTGGTAGAACGCAATGCAATTCGTGTGGGGTGACAAAGAGGCGGTGGAAGACCAAAATAGAATTGGTTGAAGCCAAGGGCGGAAAGTGTGAAAGGTGTGGTTGGAGCGGACATCCTGGTGCGCTACAATTCCACCATAAAGATCCATCCAAAAAAGAGTTTGGTATAAGTGGAAACGGATTGCTACTAAAAGAGCGTTGGTCGGAGTTGGATAAGTGTGAACTACTGTGTGCTTGTTGCCACAGCATAGAGCATTCAAACACAGAGTTGATGAAGCGCATGGGATTGCTTCAGTAAGGAGACACGAAATGGCAAAGAAGAAGATCAAGAAGCCCGTCAGCAAACGAGTCAAAAAGGCTGATGCACCCAAAGTCCGCAAGCCTCGCGCCAAGAAGCCAAAGAGCATGGTCACCACTGAACCCGCTATCAAGACTGTTTGGAGCGAAGGTTCGGTGAACGACTTTCTTGCGGATGTTGGTGCTGTTCCCACTCCCGCTCCAACTCATGCGGACACTCCACTAGTTCCGCCAGTGGAGTACACAAAGATCAGCGTTCCTAGCCGTCTGGACTACTTGGACGATTCGGAAAAGCCGAATAGTTGGACTTCAGCAATTAAAGAATTGGCTGAAGACTCATCGGCTTGGCTTGACAATTTTACAGATGGTCAGTTTGAGAAATTGAAGAATTTCGCATTCAACCATCCTCTTCTTTTTGCAATTGCTTTCTGCACTGCTCTCACGGGTGTTACCATCGGCGTGGCTGCTGCCATGCGATATTTTAGATGGTGACCAATTGAAATACAGGAAAGTGGTGTCCACCTATTGACACGCACCACAGACCTGCTACAATCTACTCATCGAAACGCCGACCGATGTGACGGGCTGACATCCAAGGCGTAAACTTCCTGAAGCCCAATTTGGAGATTTCGTTATGAAGACTGCTAAGATTTCGAACCGCCGCCGCGTCCTGAACTTCCTCGCTTCTGGCAAGACCCTCACGGCTAGCCAGGCTGCCAGCAAGTTCGGCGTGAAGAACTTCCGCGCCATGATCAGCGACATTCGTTCGCAGGTCGAGTCGTTCGGCAACTGGGAGGTCACGCAGACCGTTCGCAACGGTGAGACTGCCTACGGCATGATCGACACCCACGATGGCGACCGCACCTACGGTTTCCGTCAGGACGGTTCGCGCTATCTGATCAACGCCTAATTCGTTGATCTGACTCATGCCCTTGGGGTGGTTGCGACCGATTGGCGCAGCCACCCCTTTGGGTTTACGCATCAAACAAAAGGAAAATGATGAACAACAAGACTTCGATTTTCGTTTCGTATGCCCTGCTCGTTCTCGTTGGTTTTGGTGGCACGGCTCTGCTTGGCTTTACAGGCAAGAACAATGACACTAATGCTGTCGTGGCGTTCCTTGGCTTCTACGGCTTCCTCTGCACCACAGGCGCGTTCTATGTGCTTGGCAAGCAGAAGGCGGCTCTGGATTCGCTCGTTGAACACATCAACGAGGTGAACGATTCGCACTACAAGAACGCAGAGAGCATTCATCGCCGTGTTGATGATGGACTCGCTGCGCTTGAGCGAGACACGCAGAAGCAGGTGGATTCGGTGTGGGTGAACATTGATCGTCTTGAATCCGATCTTGAGAACTGCCGCGCTTGCACTCCGTGCAAGAAGTGATCAACCCCCTTTGCGCCTTGCGGGTGAAATATCCCTCAAGGCGTTTTTGATATGAACACGAAACAGATTCAGCGTCTGCTGCGGATTGCGTACCCGTTGTGCTTGGAGATTCCTCGTCCCAAGAAGCACATTTCGATCATTCTGTACAAAGGCAGGATCGAATCCATCGGTACGAATCAGTTGAAGACCCACCCCGAAGCCGTGAAGCACGGTTACCTGTTTGGCGAAATGCACTCCGAACTTGACGCATTTTTGAAACTTGGAGAGCGCAAGCGGGGACTCACTCTTTTCAATATTCGTTTCAATCGGTTTGGGCAGATGCGTATGTCCCGTCCGTGCTTCCGCTGTATGCCGTGGTGCGTGGGAGTGTTTAATGAGATTTGGTACACCACTGACGAGGGTGTTTTGCTTCACGGTGACGGACTGCTACCTATAAATACAGGTAGCATCAAGGAGATTTTAAATGAAAAAGTTCACCCAATATCTTGATACGCGCGGACTACAGGAGGCTCTGTCCCACAAGGAAGCCACCGAGGTTTCGCTTGTTGAAGCCAAACTGTCCCGCGTGTTCCAATATGTGGAAGACGACAAGAAGGACTTTGGCATTGTTAGCGCGTTCCGTGGTGTAAACTCCGACAAGGAGAACAAGGCTCGTCACGAAGAACTGAAGAAGATGGTTCGTCAGATGGGCTACGGATTCATTGAACTCCGTGGCGGCTACAAGGGTGACGAAGGCTATGTGGAGGAATTGAGTCTGCTCATTCCTAATATCACAAAGAAGGGCATCGTGGATCTTGGTCGCAAGTTCCAACAGCACTCTGTGATGTACAAGAACGATCAGGACTTCTACTACATTGGCACGAATGAAGAGGCTGGTGTGGGCAAGGTTCTCATGCGCTTCAGGAAGGGTGCTGGTCAGGACAATCTTGAACTTGCCAAGCACAAGGTCATTGACTTCTTCTCTAGTCTGAAGAAGGGACCGCACAGCGACACGAAGTTCGTGTTCAATGTGAAGGACGAAACCCCACAGCAGAAGGCACAGGGCAAGGAAGCCGAATCCAAGGCTACTCAACGCCACCGTCCAGGCGACATCTGGAAGACATCAAGCGGTTTGTGGGGCGGGATGGATGACCAAGGCAACTACGAGTATTTTGATGACGAACAGTCTGCTCGTAGGTTCTCAAAGAAGCATCGCAAGGGCTACCGCATCCAAGAGCGCGAAGAGTGGAATTTCGCAAAGGCTGCGTACTTGCGTAGAGGCGAAGACCCCAAGTGGATCACAATCTACGAGGATTCCGCTGAAGACCGCGACTAAATAAGTCGGAGGACTAAATGAAAAAGGACACTGCTAGGACAGCATTGAAAAAATCACTGCTGCGGAACGCTGTGCAAAATATACGGCGTGAAATAGTGGATCGCAAGAAGGGTCAAAAGAAATAATCTGTTAGCACTGTGAGGGATTGACCATCCCGTTTGTTCTGATACAATCATGCGTGAAAGGAGTTCGTAATGAACTTTAGCACTCTCGTTTCGTCTGTCGTGGTTAGTCTCGCCCTTTCGTCTGCTGCCTCGGCGCAGTGGAGCAGCGGCGGCTTTAGTGTCGGCGTTGGTGGGTCGTACAACAAGACCACCCTGCCCAACGGTCAGTCCATCACCAACAACAGCCTGAATTGGGGTGTTGGTCTTGGTGGATCGTCTTTCAACACTCCATACGGTGGCTACGGCTACGGTGGTGGGTATGGGTACGGTGGTGGCTACGGTTACGGTGGCGCGGCAGTTCTGCCGTACTACGGAGGCGGTTGTTACCCCACTGTGGTTCCGTATTCGCCGTTCACCCGTTGCTACGGTACTCCCATGTACACTCCGCAGTATCCGTGCGCTCCCGCTGCGGTTCTTCCGCAGGCTCCGATTTGCTGGTAATAGGAATACAATGAAGAATCATATTATTAGATTTTGGTAATGCCTATCCCTTCCTGCACCGATGATCACGGTCGGCTGATCCCCATCAAACGCAGGAAAAAACCAACGGTACTTGTGTTCGTAAGAACACAGGATATGCGTGGAACGCAAGAGAAGATTGGGCTTCTTGCGGCGGTGACTTCAGAGTACCGTGGCACACAGCACTCATCTGAAAATGGTTCGGCGGCTCCATTCAAAAGCCGCCGCTTTTTTTGCGCGGTTCAGTGTGTGATGCTGACTAGGATCGTCTACTTGCAAGGGACGATTGAGCATGGGTGCAAGCCCCTCGCCGCGCTTTCGGTCCTGTCGTCTAGCCTGGTTTAGGACACCTCCCTTTCACGGAAGTAACACGGGTTCGAATCCCGTCAGGATCACTCCCTTGTTGTGTAAAGGTAGCACAGGAGATTTTGATTCTTCTAGTCTTGGTTCGAATCCAAGCGAGGGAACGCCACCTTAGCACAGCGGCAGTGCAGCGGTTTTGTAAACCGCAGGTCATCGGTTCGAATCCGATAGGTGGCTTTGTTAAGGGACTGTTCAAGCACAAGCGCGGATGAACATAGGGTATGGAAACACTGCAATTCACATCACTAGGAATCGGAGTAGTCGCCGCCACTGTTGCGGGTCTGCTGAAACTGTATCACATTGCGTATTCGCGTGGCTACGAGGACGGCAAGCACTGCGGCTTTACCGAAGGACTGTATCGTGCTGCACAGCGGGAAGCGCGACAGAAGAACAGACTACAAGCCGCTTGGTCACACTGATAGCGTTAGATTGAGTCGCGGTTTTACGCTGACTCGTTTCACTTCAGTATATGATCCGCTTCGATTTTCCGATGCGGTGGCTTCTTTCATGTACAGACGAACCCGATTGTTCTTCGTTCTTTCGTCTGAGTAGAAGTCTACGGTGTAGGACTTCGCGTTGTTTGGCGAAATCGTTGGCGTGTATCCAAAAATCACAGTGTCGTTGGGATTGAGCGCACTCAAATCTGTCAACAGAGAGTTGCTGGGAGCGGTAAACTCAACTATTCCGAGTCCCGCCGCCACTGTTCCAGTGCAACTAAACTCTGCTGTGGTGTGAACGGTGGATGAGAATCCTGCCGTGTCTCCCGAAATGATCATCTGAACGCCGCTGTCCCCGCTTCGCTTGTCTACTAGGGTGTATGTGCTTGCGGTTTCTTTTAGATCGGGCAAGAACATGGAAAATGTGTTGCCAACGGACACTGATGCGTTGAAAGCAGACCATCGGTTTGTTCCTGTGCCTTCTGTTTCCGCGCTTTCTAGTGTCAAATACGGCAATTGCTGCGATATTTTGACAACAACTCCCTCTGTGTTGATAGAATTGCTGTCTCCTGCCCCGTAGAATACAACATTTGTCTGCGGTGTTGCTCCAAGCAGAGGAGATGATGCTTGTTGTGAGTGAAATTGCAGAACTTCTGAAGAGGTTTCATCTGTTTTTACCGCTACTTCAAGAGTGCCTTTGCCTGAAGACTTCCAAATATTGAAGAATGGGGTAATATCGAAGGTTGCATCATGTCCGCTCCATGATCCTGATACAGTTATTTCAGCCGAAAGCGGTTCTTGCTCTCCACCAGCAGTCCATGTTGTATCGTATTCCTGTGATGGCTTCGTCCATGTAGTGCTTTCGTCTGTTGATGCACCTGTTGCAAGCATGAAAGCCTGCAAAACACCACCGCTTCGTCCTTCGGATGATGTCAGCGTGATGTTTGCATGAAGAATGGAATACTCCATTCCTGCTGTATATCCTGTAATTGCACTTACTGCATCTTCTACGCTGTCTCGTATATTAAAAATCAGAACTCCACGGTATGTGGACTCGTTGGTTCCACCAATTTTTAGTGTCGATCTGTTTTGATACAGCGTGTTTGTGTTTTTACCGCCAGAGAATTCTTCTGTAATGACTTCTTCATTCACCTGCACATCGTTTAATTCGATAAAGTTCTTTGCTTTACGATCAAACGCCAGCACTTTGGTGTCCGATAGCGTATTTGTGATGTAGGTATCCTGAATCCGAACAGGATCATCAATCGCCAAATCTATTGTGTTGGCGTTGTAGAATTTGCTGTACCAATAGTTTTCGTTTCTGTCTAGCATTAGGAGGCGTAGAACGAGAATGTCATGCCTGCTCCTGTGTTGTGTGGAGCAAACGCAGCGGAGTAGGCGGGATAGAATACCTTGATCTTGTTGATGTTGTCTACTTCAAAGAACATCTCATCTCCGTGATACAGCACATAGGATGAAGTTCCTGCTGATGCGCCGTATAGGGCTGCATCTGCTTCCGAAATCACGCACATGATTTCGTTCTGCGAAGCGTTTGCGCCTGTTGCAATACGAGAGGTCTTGATGCGTACACCGTTTGCACAGGTGTAACCAGATCCACTGTTGAACGCTGTCAGGTTCTGTGACGAGTTTGTAGCCGAACCTGTACGAGCCATGAACGATGGCTGCTGTTTCTGTGCGATAACAGTCACCGCCATAGAGTCTTGGCTGCTGTAAACCGATCCGTTCGGAACTATGGCGTCCTTCAGTGCTTCAATATTTGCACCAATGCTGTCACGAACAAGAGTATAGATGGAGTACTTGTCTGCAAAATCAAATGCACCCACGCTCTGTGCGTCCGAATACAAAGCCTTCTTCACAGCAGCCATGAAGTCGGTGTTGTTTTTAATGTTCGTAGCGGTGGTGTTCACCGTAGAGAAGTTGCTGTCTAGGTTGTTTACGGTGACAGGCAAGAATCCTGCGCTGTTACCCACAACGGTGATTGCATCACCACTTGTGCTACCTGCAACCCATATTGGTTTTGCTGCGTAGTCTGAACCCTGTACAGGAATTGCACCAGTCGCTTGTGCAGTGATTCCGATTTCAGCAGAGAATGTAGCGTTTGCGTTGACAGAGAAAGTAATTCCGCTGTTCACCATGTACACATTCAGTGCGCCTGCACACCAGCCTGCACCAGTGCTGCCACCGATTCTAACTAGATTTCCGTTGGTGTTCAGTCCTGTTACATAGGTTGGAACGGTTGCAAGAGCAGCATCATCGCTTGCACCTTCACCGACCACAGTAATCGTGTCGGTTGTGTAGTCAATATCTCTGATGTCTAGATTCGTGGCAGAAACTGTTACGCCGTTGATGCCTACACCGAATGTCTTTACATTGACATTGAGAGCGTTGTTTTCTGCGTACAGGGGAGCAGCGGTTGCTCCCGTGAATCCAAACAGTCCCACAGACACAGTGGATGCTGTTCCGCCACCGTAAACGGTGATCGTGTCCGATGTGGCAGTTATACCACGGATGTTTACTGTTCCGAATGTGACTCCTACCGCAGTCGCTCCGCTTACTCCAAATATTCCAATGTTTGAAGACACAGACAGAGAAACAGGCAGCGAACCATCAACAGTTATTCCGACAGGATATCCGCCGTAGATACCCTGAACCGCCATATAATCAGTTCCAGTGGTTATTCCTAGGGTATACCCTACTTCACCACCATACAGGGTTCTGACATCCAAATCGGTTGCGGTTACGGTGACTTCTCCCGTCACGCCAACTGCTGTTCCACCAGAATCGCCCGATATCTTGATGGACGAACCAGTGAATCCCACGATGGTCGTGGCAATGCTGTAATACGGAGTTGACAAATATTCGTATCGTGGAATGGAACCACAGATGCCAACAGGTAGGGGAGTGGACGCGCTGACATAATTCGCAGTGTTGTCTGCTCCGTAGGCAACCTTGACGAGTTGAAAGTGAGCGGTTTCGCCGCCCGTGGGCTTGACATAATCGCTGGCTATGGTATAAGTAATACCACTAGTAACAATCGTGTAGTTGTCGCTGGTTGCTCCCATTGGCTTCTCCGCTGTGCGTGGTCTGTGGGTACTTCTTCCTAAATAGGGTTACTACCTATGTATATTTCCGAAAGCAAGGCTACTATGGACATCAACAACATACGCTTCCCACGCGAAGTAGAGAACCATGTCAAGAAATACGAAGTTTCGTATATTGATGCGGTAATAGCCGTTTGTGAGCGGTTCGGTATTGAGCCACAAGTCGCTGCCAAGTTCTTGAGCAAGCCGATCATTGAAAAAATCAAGGCTGAAGGGCAGGAACTGAACCTGCTTCCCAAAAAGTCAAAACTGCCTGTTTGACCATTGACTACACACAGGTGTGTGGTATCTTACCTACATACCTGTGACTGAATTGTTCGCCACACATTCAACACACAGCGTACACCTCGTACAAGGAGACAACTATGGGTTTCAAGGACATGAAGAGTGCATCGAAGAACGCCTATCAGACTCTTGCATCCGAAATGGACAAGATGGCGAAGAAGTCGGAGTCTTACAAGGACGACCGCCTTTGGAGGGCTGAAACTGACAAGACTGGCAATGGCTACGCGGAGATTCGGTTCCTCCCTGCTCCCGATGGTGAGGATCTGCCGTGGGCGCGGATCTGGCATCACGGTTTCCGTGGTCCAGGCGGTTGGTACATTGAGAACTCGCTCACCACGATTGGTCTAAAGGATCCAGTCAGTGAGATGAATTCCATGCTGTGGAACAGCGGATCAGACAAGGACAAGGCTATTGCGCGTGACCGCAAGCGCAAGTTGTCGTATGTCAGCAACATTCTTGTAGTCAGCGACCCCAAGCACCCCGAGAACGAGGGCAAGGTGTTTCTGTTCAAGTACGGCAAGAAGATTTTCGAGAAGATTCAGGAGGCGATGAATCCGCAGTTCCAAGACGAGAAGCCCCTGAACCCGTTTGATTTCTGGTCGGGTGCAAACTTCAAGTTGAAGATTCGTCAGGTGGACGGATACACGAACTATGACAAGAGCGAGTTCGCTGCCCCCTCTGCTCTGCTTGGTGGCGATGACACTGCGCTTGAGAAGTTGTGGAAGACGGAACACTCCCTGAAGGAGTTCACTGATCCGAAGTCATTCAAGTCTTACGATGAACTCAAGGCTCGTCTTGAGATGGTTCTTGGTGGCAACATCCGCGCAACGGCTGATTCGGCTGAAGCAAAGGGTGGTGCTGAGAAGGCTTCGTTTGATGACGAAGACGATACTCCTGCTCCAGTTGCGAAGAAGGCTGCTCCGCAGCCCCCGAAGAAGAGTCCTGTGAAGGAATCTGTCAGCAATGACGATGAAACAGAGGATGCACTCTCTTACTTTGAGAAGTTGGCTAGTGACGACTAAATACTAGCAGCCTTCGGTTTCGCAGCAAGGGGCGCACTTCGGTGCGCCTCTTTCTTTTTAGTACACATGAGATGCTGCTTGCATCGTTTTGATCGTGGGTTCGTTGTTTCTGATTCGAAGGTCATCATTGAAATTATTGATGTTGTTTGTCACATTCGACCGAATGCTAGAGTTGTTCACGGTTGGATTCGATGGAGGTCCGCTCATGGCAGACATCGTAGCGTCTTGGAACGCATCTTGCTCCGCTGCCACCTGATTTGCCATTGCTCCAACAGAAGTGTTTGGAGTGGCTGGCGAGCCAATTGACCCTTCTGCTCCTTCTCCCTCTCCAAGAGTCTGTTCGTCAACTGATATCAATGAACCGATACCAGGAATAGATGACACCAAGTCGTAAATACCTTTTCCTCCAACAGTATCCGCAAGGATTTCTGCAAGTGTTTCTCCGACCCATGCTCCACCCATTGCTCCAACAATTGTTCCTATTCCAGGAATAGGAATTAGTGCTGTTCCTGCTGATCCGCCAATCACTGATCCGATTGCAGAGCCGAGAGTGCCTACGAGCGTTCTTCCTATTTGCTCTTTCTTTTCTTCGGGACTCATGGTGGCATCGTTCTTGATGTTCATTATGTCAAGCGCACCGATTGCTCCGCTGATAAGCGCACCCAATCCAGGCAGAGACACTACGCCCTTCATAATTTTTCCTGCTCCAGATTTCACTGCTCCCTTTATTGTGTTCATGGGATTCATGGAACTGGCTGCATTCTTTGTCCAATTCCATGCGCTAGACATCCATCCTCCTGCCCCGCTTGCGGCAGAAGATGCTGCACTTCCAACGGCAGATGCTGCTGATCCGACTCCTCTTCCAACGGCAGATGCTGCTCTTCCTATTCCGCGTCCAACAGCAGAAGCACCTCTGCCCACAGCGGATGCTGCTCTTCTCACTCCGCGCCCAACAGCAGATGCAGCCCTACCAATACCTCGTCCAAAACCTCGGGCTGCTCTGCCAATTCTTCTTCCGAGTCGTCTTGCGAAAATTCTGCCTCTTCTGAAAAGGCGTCCAATTCTGCTTCGCCGTCCTCCAAACATATCCATAAGAGAACCAAGCATTCCGCCTGCGCCCTTGCCAGCGACCTTTGATGTTTTTTCAAGCATCTTTCGAATAGACACAACTTCTTCGTAGATGCTTTCGATGGTCTTTGTTGGGAACTTGGATGATTCGAATTCCTGCTCGCGCCTTCGCAAGGCATCTCCACCGCCACCCAAAACACCTGAAATTGGAGATCCACCGCCTCCTGCTCCGCGTCTTAGTATCTGACGCTCGTATCCACCCATTTCCTCTTGGGCTTCCCTTCGTTGACGCATAAAGCCACCAAGCAAACCTCCAACCACGGGTATCTTTGACAGCAATCGTTCTGGCAGCGTCTTTCTGAAATCTTGAACCTGTTCTTTCAAATATTCAGAGAAAGACGCCTTCTTGCGAAGTTGATCTTCTACAGGCTTGATGATCTCATCTAGTTTTGCTGTTACCGCCGCAGAGTCCGCCGAGCGTTCAGCCAGTTTTCTGATTACCTTTATTTTTGCGTAGATCCGCTTTGCCTCTTGGCTTTCGGCAAATTCGGCATCAATAGACAGTCCCTTTGCTTCGCGTAGAAGAACAGCAGCAGCCACCGTGAGTTGACTTGGCTGTGATGACTGCCCCGCTGCATCAGCAATTCCAATAGGCGGTGGCTCACCCGTGGCAGAAGACGCTGCTTGTGCTGCTGCTCGTATATCTGAAAGTCTCTGTCCAGACTCTAACGGAAGATATCGACCACGGGCATCTCTTCCTTGCCGTGCCGACATTTGTCGTCTGATGTCAGATTCTGAATACCTTTTAGCCATGAGACTCCCTTTAACGCATCATGTATAAGGGTCACAGCCGCTTGTTTTTACCCACCCGTTCCCGTTCTTTTTTCAGGTGAGCAGTCAGCATTTGTATGTATACCTCTCGCTCCCAAGGAATTAGGTTTTCTAATTCCTCTAGCGAGTACTTGTGGTGCTGCATGAGCATGAAATTTACTTGGTAGTATGCCCCCAAGTCGTTATGACAGAGGGCTAGTGAAAAAAATCCGATACGCTCTTGAGTTCCACATTCACCGTTTCCTTGCATTCTGGACATGGATACTTGAATTGATAGATCAATTCTGGAACGCTACTGATGAAGTCCATAATTTTTGCAAACTGATCGGGCATCATGTTGTCTACAAACTCGGACAGTTCGGTTTGGTTGATGTCTTTGGCTTCATGCACTTGGTCGTTAAGGATCACAGACTCTATACACCGCTTCGCTAGATCGAATGCAATCTCTACTTCGTTCTTGGAGTGGTCTACATCGTGAATGGATGGGTAACGCAGCACAATCGAAAGATTGTCGTTGATCTTTATCGTGGGATCAATCTTCTCTTTCTTCTCTTTCTTTACGGTGATCTCGTCCAATTTGACCTTCACAGAAACCTGCTTGCCACACTTGGAGCAAGTGATCTCTGGTTTTGCTTCTTCACCAATTGACTTTGATCTGATCTGTAAGAAGGCGTATTCCGCGTCAGCAGAACACAACTTCTTCGTGTCGATTGTTCCGTTCGTGCAGATCATTATCACATTTCTCATGGAGTCATTGATCTGATTCAGATCCTTTGACTGTAGTGCCAGCAACAGGATCTTTTCTTCTTTGACGAGAAACGGTCTAAACTTGCATACCGTACCAGATACTGGCAGTGTCATTGTGTACTGTGGCAACGAAGCAGAAGTCAGGTTCAATGAGGTCATGGCGATCCTTTTCAATATAGGGTTGTCTCGTATTTATGTCACGAATGCGAGATGGTTCAGTCTTGTAATAGAGAGAACTGCGGGGCGGGGTCTGGAAGACTGTCGTTTGCTAGAAGCGGGGGCGGTTGACTTGAGGGAACAACAGGCATGGGAGCAGCAATCATTGGAGGAGGCTGCACGGAACCCAAATATTCGGCGTAGTACTTTCTGAAGCATAGAGTGACTTCTGTTTTCAGAAAGTCGTTGTCGCGGTCGTATCCTAGTTGAATGTCACTGACCGCCTTTGGATATACTTCCTCTACAATATACCGCGCCGTGGGAGTGTCCGTTTTGTCCAATACTGTAATTGCTACATCTGTGGTGTAGGTGTCGTAGAATCCAAATTTGTAGTTTACGGGATTCACGATTGAGTCTAACCAGCGTTCAAAGAAAATTCGCTCTCGCAAATCAGCAGACAGTATGATGGACAGGTTCATCTCTCCGCTGTATATGGGTTCATAGGGCATATTCCGAGCAGGACCGTAGTACCTGTACGGAGTCGTTGACAGTGACCGTCCAGGAATTATGATGGAGTCGCAGCGAACAAGCATGGATCTCTTTGCATTTTCGTCCCGTGATGGGTGACTGATCGGAAATCCGAAATCCACTTCGTACCTGTTGCTGTACGCAAGTCCAGAGTTCGTTATGTTCGTTACTATTTCGTTGATGTTGGACGGTAGATTAGCCATCATCTTCCTCTTTTGACTACTTTGTGATACGAGTCTCGGTAAACTGTTACGGGTCTTGCTCCGACAAATCTGCTTGTTTCGGCAGCAACCATCTGATCCCAAAGTTCATACGGCATCACAACAGGTCTTCGCTTCATCCCGCTCCACGAGTATCGTCTGTAGCACGCTCTGAAAAACTTCATGGATCGTTGTGACTTCAGGCGGCTGTAGTCAATCATCAGCCTGTTTCTCCATTCATCTCCTGATTTCAGTACTGGTAGGCGTTTGGTTATTTGTTCAAACAGAAACATTCGGTACTGTGGATTCAAATAGTGTAGGTTTACGCCTTCGAATCCTTCTCTTGTGACATCGCAAATCAGTACCAGCGGATACAGATCATAGTATGTATTTCGTGAAATGAAAGATTCACTGACGGGCTTGTACTTGAAAAACACCATTTGTCCAGAGAATACCCGTGACGGCAAGGACAGTTTTCCCTCTTTCTGAAACAGTTTGATCAGGCGGATGTAGGTCTGATCAGTTGCTCCAAGGGCTGTCGTGGTTTCCTCTATGAGAGCCTGCATCTCCTCGGATGGTTCTGTCATTTTGAACTCCTGCGGAACAGATCATCTTCGGTCAATATTTTGAATTCCCATCCCCGAGCGTCCGACACCTTCTTTGCCGCTTCCCACTTTGCTTTGTTTGTGATCCATGTTTTCACTTCGGTGATGTACGAGCGGGTGACTCGCTTTTTCTTTTCAGGCTCACGGCACTGCTTTTTCGGTTTGATCTCCACCAACCAGGTCTTTATGCCTTCGGGTGTGCGTATTTCCACCAAGAAGTCCACGAAGTAGCGGTGGGATTTCTTGTCCACGGGGCTGAAATATGGAATGACTACTTCTTCCGATGCCCATCGAAGGACATTCGTGCTTTGGTCGCAGTACTTCATAAACTTGCGCTCCCACATACTTCGATACATTATCTGTGTGGGATTGCCGATGTACTTGGACGGGTTTTCGGGTCTGAAATAGCCTTTGTATGCCATACATAAATATGTAGCCATTCTTCAAAAGGAACCGCTGTAAATGTCCTCCATACCGAACTATTACAACCAAACGCAATATGTTCCCGTTGACGGAAACGGAGAATCAAGCGGTCCTGTTACGGCTACAAACCGTACCAGCAACTACGCAAGAGAAGTATTCAATTCACAAATACAAGATCCCGTGACTGCGGCTTTGGAGGGTGTGCCGAAGGGACCGAGGGGCGACCGCACCCTTCCACGCATACTTCGTTATCCGCTTGATATTGCTAGTGGACAGTTGCCCCATGTCATGCAGTTCAAGGTGTTCTGGAGGTTCGAGCCGCGAGACTTGAAAGAAGCGGCAACCAAGATAGAGCAAGAGACAAAGAATACTATTGGAAATCTCCAAACTCTTCAGGAAATGATTGAGAGTGGCGAGTTGACTCCTGAAATGATTGCTAGAGGAGGACTTCAAGATGAAAAAATCGCTGCTCTGTTGGAAACGCCACTAGTCGATACTGTTGATCCTTCGGGCAATAGTAGCGCAGCGTCTTTGCTGAGAAGCGATCCTGCCAGAGCAAAAGACCTACTCGAAAAAACCGTATCATCATATCAGAGTCGTCTTACCGATATTTCCGCAGACATCAGCAACGGCATCGGAAAAGTTGGTTTGGATGAGCAAGAACGCCTGCTAGTGCAGAGCAGACTGAATGAAAAGATTGAGTCTACTAGTGCAGGAGATGCAGCCATTTCTTTTGGTGGTGCTGGTGCCATTCTTGGTGGAGTGGCTGGTCTGCTGATGGGTGGTTTGAAGGGCGCAGCGATTGGGGCAGCGGCAGGCGGCGCAGGCAGTGCGGTAGTGGGAGCCGCTGGAGTTGGATTGGCAAAGGGGTTCAAGAACGATGCGGTGTACGATCAGATGGTTTCTGTCTATCTTCCGTTCTGCACAAAGATCAACAATGAAGACACCTTTCAGTATGAAGACACCAGTCAAGCATTGATGCAAGGTGCTGGAAGTTTTGCAGGATCTCCACTTCAAACGATTCAGCAGGGTGCTTATGTTGGAGCAAACAAAGCGTTGAATGCTGTTCCTGGTCTTGGTGGAGCCGTGGGTGCTGGCACAGGAAAAGTTGTGAATCCCGTATTGGAAAAACTGTTCAAGCAGAAGGATTTCCGAAACTTCAGTTTCAGTTGGGAGTTCTATCCGCGCAATCAGGCTGAATCAGACACGGTTCGGGACATCATTGAAACATTCCGCTACCACTCACATCCTGCACGGGATTCCGACACCGAAAGCAAGGAAGAGCAAAAGGTTGAAGTCATTCTTCGCGTTCCTGCGGAGTTTGAGATTCGTTTTTTGTCTACCAATCCAAATCCGAATCAGGGTGGGTTCGTTGAGAACGAGTACATTCCCAAGATTGCTCGCTGTGCGTTAAACTCGGTTTCTGTGGATTATACCCCCAACTCCGTCTGGAGTTCTTTCAACAACAATGCTCCAACAGCAGTTACCATGACGCTACAGTTCAGCGAAATCGGTCTGCTCACCCGCGAAGACATCAAGAAGGGCTTCTGATGGCATACTTCTCAAAGTTTCCTGTATTGCAGTATCCTGTTCGTGACGGAGAGGTGTTCCGCTACGCTCTAACTCGCAACATTCTTCGCAGGGTTGCGCTGAATGAAGACCTGAAGAGCGGTGAAGGTGTGTTTCTTCAGTATGATGTAAAGGACGGAGAGCGTCCAGAACATATTGCACAGCGAGTTTATGGTGATGCTGCCTTTCATTGGATCATCCTATTGACGAACGACATCATTGATCCGTATCACGGGTGGTACAAATCATCCTTTGCGATGGAAGAGTACATTCAGAAAAAGTATGGAGGCTCTTCTGTGTATTTCGGAACAACCGCTGGTGGGTTTTACTACAGCAAGAACATCGTGGCTGGAAGCAGCCTTCAGCAAGGCAGCGTTTCGGCAGCAGTGTATGACTATCAGCCAGAGTTTTGCAAACTCACTGTACGGGGCGCAGAGTTTTCGGAAGGTGATGCCGTTCTTGGTTTGAGTGGCGGCGATTCTGTAACTGTTACCCTGTATCGAGTAGATCCAAGTTATACTGCGGTTCATCATTTTGAAGTCTCTCGTCCATCGGGTGATTGCGGCGCAAATGAAACTGCTTATGTTGACTCTCTTTCTCAACAGAACACTAGTTACTCTGTTGTTGGTGGAGTTGTTGGTAGCGAAGAAGATGAATATCCCACCACCGAAAGCCAAGGACTGAACTACAATGGTTCTGGCACGATTGATCTTTGGGAAACCTACATCGGTCGATACATGGGAATATCAGGTGATAAGGTTGAAAATTACGCGATTAGCAACTACTCTTATGAGAACACGATCAATGAGAGCAAGCGAACCATAAAAGTTCTGCATCCGCGTTATAAGAAACTAGCGGTGAAAGAACTAGAGTCCCTGCTGCGAGTGTAACACATGGCTAATCAGGCTGTATCAGGAAACAATCTTCATAAACCAGGCGACTACTCGCTAGAGCGATTCGTCATCACTTCTTTGGTGACAGGTGCTTTCGTGGATTTGAGTGACCTGTATACGAAGATTGAGATTTATGAGGACATCTTTTCGAACTACTTGACCGCAAAGGTCATAATAGATGATGCTTACAATTTTCCTGAACGGTTACCCATATCGGGACAGGAGAAGGTAGAGATATCGTTTAAGACCGACTTGGATGATTTTGAGCCTGTTGAACTGGTGTTTAGAGTATACAAGTTTGATTCGCATATCATCGGAGAGACAGGAAAGACACAGCAGTATGTGTTGCATCTTGTCAGTGAAGGCGGATACTTCAACTACTCGGAATACTGCGGATACGCCATGTCGGGTTCCGTAGCAGAGATGGTTGGTACTATTTTCTCTAAACACTTTCCCGAATCTGTGTGGAAAGACCGTCTTGAGATTCAGCCCACGAAGGACAACTACTCTTTCGTGCTACCAAGAAGCAACACGCCATTCAAAAGCATCAACTGGCTGTCTTCGAAAGCACACGCAAGCATAGGAAAGGACTATAGTCCATATCTGTTCTACGAAACAATAGACGGTCACCGTTTCAAGAGCCTGTCAAAGATCATTGAAGATGGATCGGTCAATTCTATGGGCTACATCTACACTATGGGCAACAATCGCGCCCTACCATACGAACAAGAGCGGAGCGATCTTCCTGATCTGGCTAACAGCAATATGCCAGTGAGATATCACAAGATTCAGGATCTTGAGGAGTTGGAGCGGTTCGATGTTGCGTCTAACATAATGAATGGAATCATATCATCAAATGTTCGTGTTCACGATCTTATGAGAAAACAGGTTCGTAGTATAGAGTTTTTTGAAAATGGCGTGTTTGATTCCATGCGAAAACTAGGAGACAAGCCACGCTTCAAGCCTGAAGATCCTGAATCCGACCGATTGCTGAAGCGCGGCGCAGCATACTATTATATGCCCACTACTCCGTATACCGTTCACAGCAATGCAAACAAATTGGTTGACAATTTCAATGTAGAGTCTTTGTTCTTGCCGCGCAAGTATCATCTTGGCGCGTTTCTCACGCAGAAACTTGCTGCAACCATCTTTGGAGACAGTCGCCGCAGGGTGGGAGACATCGTGAATCTATCAGTGCCAAAGATGCAGTCTGATTCTCCATATCTACAGGGAGAAAATGATC